TCTGTCTCCTCTGATTTTGCAGAAAGCATGATGACCGGGAACTCATGATGTTCTCTCAATTTGATCGTCATGGTCACGCCATCCATCCGCGGCATCATAATGTCCACGATCGCAAGATGAATCGTTTCCCGCCCGATCACTTCCAGTCCCTCGACACCATCGGCTGCCTTATATACATGGTATCCCTGGCTTTTTAAGAAAATCTCAATCCCATCACGAATCTCTTTGTCATCCTCCACGACTAAAATATTGTACTCATTGTTGTTCAACTGTTCCATCTGACTTCTGACTCCTTATCTGATATGTCTCACTGTAATATATCTATCTAAAAAACCATTATATAAAAAACGAAAGAATTTCTAAAGAATTATTTTGGGAACAACAAAAAATCCCGGCAAAATCAAGTTTCCTTGAAATTACCGGGATTCCTACCCTAAGCTGATAACGGGAATCGAACCCATAGAAAATCGTCTATAATTGGCTTAAAATCAGTACATTTTTCTTTTCGTGGAATACTTCGTGGAATACTTTTCTATTTTACACGAATTTTAGCACCAACCTTGATCACGTTTTTATTTGTGATGGAAGGATTCATTTTTAAAATCGCATTGATGGTTGTTCCATACATTTTTGCGATTACAGTTAAATTCTGTCCGGCCTTTACGGTGTGATACTTTGCATCAGAAGCTTTCGTAGTGATCACTTCACGAATATCTCCATCGTTCAGATAAATAGATGCGTTGTTAATCTGGTAAGGATTTCTTACGATGCCATTTACAATTCTTGTAATGGTTCCCTTTTTATATTTTGCACCGGCAAATTTTGCTTTAGAAATGTCGTCCAAAGCATCATTATAGTATGAAGAATAATAAACCGTCTGACCTACCTTATAAGTATACGGTTTCGGAACAATTGGTTCAACATCAATTTCGGAAAAAGCTACATCAAAGTCTACTTTTCCACTCACGCCGTCACATGATCCGTTTGAGGTGTACTGCCATGCGATCGCATATGTTTCTGGCGAATACTGTTCCTGCATTGTTCCATCATTTGTGCCATATCTCGCAATCCAGAACGGGAAACAACTTTTCAGTGAAGCAGAATCCAGTACATTTTTATACCAATCTACATTACAGTAAATTCCAACCTGAAACCCTGCTGCCTGAATAATGTCAGCCTCTGCATTAATGATCTCTGTTAATCTGCTTTTTCCAATATTTTTAATACTATTTGCTTCCATGTCCAGCCATACACGGAAGTTAATTTTCTTCCCAGATAAAGCCTGTACGATTGCATTTGCTTCTGCTTTTGCCGCATCAACAGTTTTTGCGTATACATAACGATAAACGCCTACAGTGATTCCCTGCTCTGTAGCTCCTGCGTAGTTCCGCTCGAATGCTTCCTCTACATGATTATTTTTATTTGTAACTTTTAAAACTGCAAAAGAAATATTTGCAAGCTTGACTTTTGACCAGTCAATAACTCCATTCCATTTTGCCACATCAATTCCGTACTTCATAATTAATCCTCCTTCTTATCCTCTTCGATCTGCACTGTTTTTTCTGTCTGACTCTTAATATTTTTTACCAGTGGCATTAAAAACGGTGGGATGTTTACTCCAATATCAATCATGTTTTCTAAGATGCTGATCAGCTCATTGCAGATAATCCAAACCGCAACGATGCACGCAATTAAAAATTTGAATGGGAAAGAAAATCCGAATGTTTCTGTTGCGTATAGAATTAATTGGTCAATAATCGCACCGACAACAATCAGCAGCCACATAGTGACCTTTTTCGTGATTCCCTTCATGCTCTTGTAAGAACTGATTTTCCCATCAGTCCTATTTGGGCTTGCCATGATTCCGGTAATATAGTCGATAATGTTGCACGCAACGACTAATAGGACAGGGATATAAAGCACTCCAAGAAGCGAGTTTAAAATTGCCCCGACAGTTGTAAAAAATCCTTTGACTACTTTCGCAGTTGTGTTTTCATTCATAAAAATTATCCTTTCTTTGTGATTTTTGCATAAAAAAACTGTCAAAGAATTATCTTCAACAGGTTTCTCTATTTAACTTAAGCAAAATTATAATAATGCAGCCTTAACTTCTTCCCTCAAATTGGATAAATTAGGAATCTGATCTACAGAATATTTTTCTTCCTGAACCAATTTCACCCAAATTTTAACAACCACGCTATCTCTATTGAACATCTGAATTACCTCCATCTGTTTCTGAATTATTTTCCGTAAAAGATGCCATCATAATGGTCAGTTCAGCAATTGCCTGCTCTAAATTTTCAGCATTTTTCTCTGTCTGGATCTCCAACTGCTTTAATTTTTCATCAACAGAAACATCCGTTTGAGAAAGTTCAACTTCCCAAATTCCACCAGTTTCTTCCTTGATATAAGATAATTCTGTGTAATTTTCATAAACGGTTTCTTTTCCATCATCTTTTTCTGTAATCTTTTTCGTAGAAAATGCATCAGCAAAGTATGATTTGAGCTGGTCACTTGTCTGCAAAAGCATTCTTATTTTAAGGCTTCCACCATACTCTTCTACTTTCTGGACTTCCACTTTTCTTCCATCATTTAAAATAATAATATGATTCATTTTTCCTCCTAATTTTCTAAATTTCCATACCGATAAGGATATTTGTATTCATATTTTTTCTCATCAGCATATTCTTCATGAAGTTCCACACTGATTGAAATTTTTCCATTTGTCTCGACCGGATTTGGAGTAATTTCAATTGATTCAATGACAATCATAGAAAACCTCCTAATCTGTTGCTTCTACAGTGATTGTGAAAGATGAACCGGATTCAACTTCCTTTGGAACATCAATTGATACAATGACCGGGGACACCGAATCGTAAACTACAGTACGATTCACGGTTGTTACTTTACCAGCCTTATCAGTTGCTATGATTACGATCGTATTTGTTCCTTCAATCAAATTAACACTTGAAGAAAAAGTACCATCAGAAGCGACCGTGACACTACCTTGATCAGTCCCATTTAATGAGACTTTTACTGTCACAGGTTTGCTGGTGGCATCATCCGTAATCCCAGAAACAGCACACGCCTTCTTATTTGTTATCAAGTTTGCTGCCGGAGATGTAATATTTAAAGCCGGTGGAACTGTATCAACTGTAAAATCAACTGTTTTTGAAGCAGTATTTCCGTCATTATCTGATGCTGTAACAACGAGTTTATGAGCACCATCATTAACTGTTCCGCTATAAGTACACTGATAACCATTTGTTATTGTCTTTTTTGTGACACCAAGTGCTGTTCCATCAAGGTTT